ATGTTTCCTGGTCCTGTATTGATAAATCCATTTTTGGATATTACTGGACCTGAAAAAGTTGTATTTGCCATAGTTATGTTCTCCTAGTTATTCCAATCTAGTCTCTAGGCCGTCGACTATATGCGTCTAGATCAGAAGTTAATATATAGTTCTATAAATATAGCTTAATTTTTTAAAAAGAGCAAGGGATGGCTTATGTTTTTCTCACTTTTATTCCAATTATATAACTAGTTTAACTAGCTATAAATGCTGGATCTTCTTCTTCGCTTAAAACAAGATTATTTTCTTGTCTAGCGGCGTCAAGATCCTGTTGAAGAATTTGTCTTTTGACTTCCTTCAACTCCACTTCCAACCACTGCATATCAGTAGTTAGTTTTCCCTGTTCAAGATAAGACCTGTTCCACTGTGACTCCAAGTCTATTTTCTTGGCCAGAAGCGATTGGGACAATGATGTCACGTTCAACCTCCTCATAGGTTATATAGAAAAAATTACTAATCTGTTTATGACTAATCATTTTTTCTAATTGCTCTTTACTTGTTTTTCCCAGAAAGTCAAGTACTTTCTGATGTAAAGATTCTGTAGTGTTTATGGGTTCAGATTCCAATGTAAATTGGATTTTCATGCCGTTTGTAAATACTTTTATTAGGTAGGTCATCTTCTCACGGATGTCTTTATATTGATTTACAGGGCGAGTCAAGCTCGCCCCATAAAAAAAAGTTCTTATGCTCCTGATGAACCGAATGCACCTCTAGGGTCAGAAAAGCCGAAGCTGTATCTTTCTCTAGCTTTGTATCTTACGTTACCAGTTTCAAAGTCACCTTCCATAGAAGTTCTAATTGGTGATCTTTCAAAGTACTTTAAGCCATTTGGTACATCTGTCATGATAAAGAATGCATCAGAATCAGTTAAGTAATGGTTCACAACATAACCTTGTGAAATCATTCCTTTGTTTTTGATTGCATTGATATCATTGTCAGCTGTTCCAACTCTACCAGCAGAAGACATTAATCTGTCTGCAGTAAATTGCTGTTCAGAAGGGATGATTAATTTCACTCCTTGAGCTGCAATTTTTAAACCTCTTTCATCTGTGAAAGCAGCGATGTCAATTAAAGACTGCTCTAAAGATGTTTCATTTAAATCAGCTTGTGTTGAAAGCGTGTTTCTAAATGTTCCAGAGATTGTAGCGTGAGTCGTAGAGAATAAAGGAGATCCGTCACCACCTAAAAAGGAAGTGCTGAATCCGTTATTCAATACGTTAGCCGCAGTTACCTGCTTTGTATTCGCCATAGATCTTGCTAAAGCTTTTGTATATCTAGACGCTAGTCTATCATACAAATTGTCCTCGATCGCTTCTTCAGTGATCGCGAATGCTAAAGCAATAGTATTATGCGTATACCTTGCAGTGAAAGTTTCTTGTGCCTGATCGTAGTTGACACCAGATCCTTCCGCTTTGATGGCAGCGTTTCCGAAACCTGATAACATAACTTCTTCTTCAAAAGCTCTGTCAGATGTTTCTTTTACGAAGATTTCTTCGTGTTCGCTGTCATAACGTTTATATTCAAGTCCAAACAGAGCGTTTAAACCTGGTTCTAGTTCCTTAACTAGTTGTGATCGTGATATAGCCATAGTTTATTCTCCTGTTATAGTAATTGTTGACCTGGAGACAATTTAACAATGAAATCTTCATTTGTTACAGTCTCTTCGTTACCTATGAATGGTGAAGTATTCACCACAGTTAATTGCCCATTAGCTGACGTGGCTGAAGTTCCAAGATCTATATAAGCACCAGAAATACCATTGTTGGTATTACCTGCTGCATACACTTGATCAAAGCTAGTTCCAACCGCAGTAGTTCCTAAAGCAGTTCCTGTAGATTTAACGAGGTACAATTGGTTAGGGTCATTTATTACGTACGCCTGAATTTCACCTTGAGTGATATTCGTTTGTGCATAAAAATTTGACCATTTTGGTTTTTTTGTCGATGGGTCTGATTCTACCAGGCAACCATTGAATACGCCAAAAATACTAGTCAGAGCTGAAGTATCAACTACGATAACTCCGCCAGTAACGTTTAGCTTAACAAGGTCTCCTTGGAAAATAGACGAGCTGTAGTTGTCCACGATCACATATTGATCTTGTCCGCCTGCAGCTGGGTTCCCACCAAGTTTGCCTAACGGTCTGAAACCGAAGGCCACTGTTGAGTTTGCCATATTTATTTTCTCCTTAAGTTTATTTTAAACTTTGTTGGATAGGAATTACTAAATAATTAGTTTTTCTTTGAGCCACCAAAAGTTACACGAGTTTGCCTATCTTTGCTGATGGGCATACTTGGGTGCTGTTCCTTAAAAGGATCGTTTGCAATAGCTTCTTCTCGGTCTTGAGTTCTTTTTGCAAAGTACTCTTCGCGAGATTTTGCGATCTCTTCGGGTATCCTAGCCAGCACTAGGCCGCCAACTCCAATGACTCCTGCGTATTTTCCGTCTTTGACTTGTGGGTAATTAGAGTCAGGATATTCATCCGCTCTAACAAATTCCCAACCAGATCTCAATTTGCCTGAAACGTTCTTCGTATCATCGAAGCCAACGCTCTCGGCTCTTATCCATCTATGTCTAAATCCGTCTGGCGCAGGTGGTGCATCCAGAGATGATGGTGGAGTCCAAACTTTAGGTCTATCTGTTTTAGTCCTAGTTTCGCTCGCACGGGAAGTCTTAATTGTATTTTTTTCGTTTACCATATGCCTATACCTCCTTCGTGGTTAAATGTTTCGCATATTCTTCAAGTGGCACACCTAATCTTTTAGCAATTGCTACTTGTGAAGGTGTGAGTTTCACTGTTCTTTTGCGTCCTGATTGGCTAGGACGATTAGCCGAAGCTACATTTTGTACAGGTTTATTTGTACTTTCTGTAGATGTATCTTCTTTTATAGCAAATTTATGCGGAAATTCAAGTCTTATTCTTTTATCAATTTCTGCATAGTATTCGTCACTTCTAGGATCAAATCCTTCCTCTTCAACAATTTTTTTATGTAAATCAAACGCAGTATAAGTCATTGCTGAATCATTACCAAACCAATTATTTCTAGAAGCCCAATCTTCTGCTTTAGGATCAGTTTGTGGTGTTTGATTTGTTTGTTGAGGAGTTATTGTAACTTCTTTTTCTTTTACAACATCTTGTTGATTAGATTTAATAGAACCTAATCTAGCTGCTTCTAAAGTTAACTCTGCAATTTGTTGTTGAGCTGAAATTTGAGCATCAACATCTCCTGCATTGATAGCTGATTTAAGAGCTATTTTTACATTATCTAAACTAGATTTAACTCTGCTTTCAAATTCAGAAACATATCTTTGATCTGTTCTAGATAATCTTGATTCAATCTGTTCTTTTTCTCTTTTTACAGATTGAGCATAAGATACTGCTTCTTCTTTTTGTCTTTCAGCTTCTCTAATTTTATGAGTTAATTTAGCAATACGTTTTTTAACGCTCTCACTATACTCTTCTAACTCATCTTTTTTCTCTACAGGTTTTTCAATCTTTGCTTCAACAACAGGTTTTTCTTCCTCTTGTATAACATCGATCTTCTCTTCCTTTTTTTCTTCTGCAACGACTTTTGTTTGTTCGTTGTTATCCAATGTAACTTCAGCGCCTTCTTCCTCGCCGACATCTATCATTGGATCTTTTTTCTTATCTTCTATTGGCATAGTGCCTCCTATGTTTAAATATGATGAAGAACATCTTCAGGATTTTTAATAGTCCCAAGTACTTCGTCATCGTTTAGTAGTCGCACTTCTCCACCCTCTATTGGTAATCTCGATCCCGCATAACGAGCAAAAATTACCCAATCTCCTTTTTTACACCATGGACCTGTTGGGTATCTTTCTTTATCGTGATACGCTAATGGTCCAATTTTTAATACATAGCCACAGTTAGTAGCTATTCTTAATTTATCTAATGATTCTTGTGCAATAATAATTCCACCTTTAGTTTTATCTTTAGGTGTAAATGGTAATACTAATAATCTCCAACCTGTTGGATTGGGTAAACTATCAACTAATGATTCAGAAATGTTTTCTGCTCTTATAGTTTTATCTTCAATTTTTTTATTTTCTTTTTGATATTTTTCTTCTAAACCTAGAACGGTTTTAGGTATTTCTTTTGACTGAACATCAGTCGAGTTTAATAACGTTTCCTTGCTCATTTTCCTTAAGCTCCTTTTTGTTTAGCAGGTTAGAGATTTCCTGTAATAAAAACTCGTAAGTACGAATTTGTCCAAGTATATACTTGTAATTTTCCATATTGTCAATACCACCAGAAGTAACCATGGTAGTTAAATTAGACAACTGGTTCTTCATATATTTTTGTAATTTACTTGCTACGTCTACTTCATCCATCACCTTCTCCTTTTGTTGTTTATATTAACAGTTCCACTTACGTAGAGACTTATTAATTCTTGAATTTGGGTCTCTTGCAGTTTTTGCTGAAGTTAATTTACTTTTCATTCCAGACATTCTAGCACAAAATGATTTTCTTCTATTAGCTGATTTAGATCCTTTTTTTAATTTACTTGGTTTAGTAGTTACAGCCATAGATAATTTAGAACCAGGATTCGCGGCTCTATAAGATGCAATACCTTTTCTATTTAATCCACCTGCTGGATTCTTACCTTCTTTACGTTGCCATGCTGCAGTTCTACCGCCAGATGCCATCATAATTCTACTTTTACCTTTTAATGCAATATCACCCATTATTTTTTCTTTTTCTTTTTTCCAACTGCTACACAATTAGGAACTGATTTACTACCTTTTTTCTTAAATCCTTTTTGTTCGTAACCTCTCCAACAAGTTCCTCTTGGCATTAAAAACCCCTCAATGCAAGTTTTGGTTTTCCTTTTATAAGACCACCTCTTTCCATATTTTTACGTTTTAAAAATGTTGAAACATTAGATGGTTTAGGTCCAGTATTACTAGCTTGTTGTTTTCTTTTAACAGCAGAAGCTTTTTGACCTCTACTCATACCTCTAGCTTTTGCAATAGGTACACACTTTGGATAATTTTTTCTTGTCTCTCCACCACTTCTTCCGCATTTAGGATAAGAACCATCAGATTTTTTATTTGCAATATCAACCCAATTTTCTTTAACCCAGTTTCTTAAACCCATATTAATATTTTTTTGTAACTTTTCTTCTATTTTCTAAAACACCACCACAACCTTTGGCAACACCACCTTGTTTATAATTGGATACCATTTTTCTTTGTTGTGAAAGATTTGTTTTATTTTTAGTAATAACTTTTTTTCTTTTATCTAAAGTAGCACCTGCAGAAAGCATTCCACCAGTTGCTTTTCCTTTTCTACCTCCTGGAACTATTTTACCAGAACAAACACCGCTTGCATACATGTTCGCGTATGCGCTAGGATACACTGCAAATTTTGCTTTTGCTGCTGCTTTTCCTTTTGGACAAAGTTTAGCCATTATTTTTTTTTAACATTTTATTTAAAGTTTTAGATTGTTTTAAATGTCTAATAGAAGATTTTTTTAAATCTTTTGCTATATTCATTATAGCTCTACCTTTTCCTTTTAAAGAAATATCACCCATTACTTTTTATCTTTTTTAATCTTGCCACCTTTTTTATAACCTAATAATTCTTTTCTAGCTTTGTCTGAACCTCTGCCATAATCCTCACCTATAGGAGTTATTTTCCCTATAAATTTACTTGTAGGATCAGCTATGTTTTCTCTATATTTTTTCTTGTCGTTCTTTAATAAGTTGTTGTTTTTTTTCGTAAGTTGTAGGTTCTTTTTTATTTTCTTTAGAGATAGTTTCATTTTTATTTTCTTCAATAGATAAACCTCCATCTTCAAATTTTTTTCTTTTTACAAGAATTTTAGAAGTTCCTCTTTTTTGTATTCCAAATCCAACCATTATTTTTTACCTTTTTTCATAGCAGAGTTTTTCATCATTTTTTTGTTTGGCATTTTATGCATACCTTCTTTAATCATACCACCTTTTTTCTTAATGACACCTCTACCTTTTAAAATATCTTTAAAAGTTACTTTACCATCTCCAGTTAAATCTGGAAATTTACCTTTAGCCATTCCACCTTTTTTAAGTTCTTGTCTTGGTCTTATTTTATAATCGTTTCTCATGTTATATCCTTATCCGTTTTCTTGGTTATTATTTACCGGTTTATTCGCCATAGTGCGTGCAACCGATTCCGCGCTTCTGCCCACCACATAACCTCCGAGACCTATTTGTAATAATGTCCAAACATCTCCTGGAAGAGTTATAGTGATAGAAGCTTTAAAAAAAAATAATAGTACTGGTCCTAATATATAATTCCATACTAATATAAAAATTAATACGTACATTAACAAAGGCCTCCAGCTCGATGCGAACCAACCAGCTTTTGCTTCAGCTTCAATAATTTTTGCTGCAGCTTGTAATTCTTGTGTATTAGATTGTAGTAATTGAGTTTGTAAATCTGCTTTTAATTTTGCTTGTAAATCTTTATCAGGAACTGCTTTTTCAATTGTACTAAATAGAATTTTAGCTAAAGGTGCAATAGCTCCAAGCATTGGTAACATTTCTTAATACCACTTTGCTTTACGCTTTTTCTCTGGAAGCATCGCTCTTTGTCCACCTACTTGAACTATTTGTGTTTCTTGTGGATTAGAAACTTCAATATCAACTGCTTGTGCATAACCATCACTATTTATAAATTGTGAATGATCTACTTGAGTACCTGTTGATTCTTTTATTTTTTTTTCAGTTTTTTTCATAATAATATCCTTGGTGTTTATATATACTAATATCTAAAATATCACAATACTGGTTATTAGCCAGTAATTATTTTAGCACTTTGCATGCCTTGTTTAGCAAGATCTACGCCTATTTTTAACTTTGTCAAATCATCTGTTTGTTCAAGTTTTTCATCAGATACTTGTCTATTAGACATAACTTTTAATTTTTCTAAATTTAATCTATCTTCAGCTTCTTTTTTCTTACGCTCATTCTCCATAGCTCTTAAATCAATCTCTCTAGATTTTAACTGAACTAATGGATCATTATTCATACCATCATTAATTTTATTTTCTTCAGTCATATAATCTTTAGTCATTTCAGCAATTAGTTTTGCTTTTCTAGATTCAATAGCTTGTGTCATTTGTTGAACTTGTAATTGTAATTGTGGATTCATTTGTGCTTGTTGTTGCATTGATTGTAATTGCATTAACTCTTTAGAAAATTCTAATTGAATTTGTTCTTGAGCCATTACTGAAATATGTTCTAGAACATTCTTTTGAATAATACCCATTGCCATAGGATTATTTTTAATCATGTTTAATTGCATAAAGTTTAAATGCGCTTCAATGTGTGCAGTATGATCTTGTCCAGCAAATGCTTGAAAAGGTTGTCCCGTCATGGCATTGATATGTTCCATAGAAGGATCCATTGGTAATGGTTGTTGTGGTGGAGGTAATATTAAATCAATATTCTTAACTCCAATCGCTTCATACATTGTTCTGTAAACTTGATACAAGTTATGCATTTGTGGATTAGACATTGCAAGTTGCATTTCTGTTTGTGCTAAATTAATTCTTTGTGTTTGTGAAAATATATTTGGATCAGCCACAGGCAAGATATCAATCTTATCATCAAAGTCAGCAGCTTTAATTTCTCTTGTTCCACCTACAACATCATACGGATAATTAGGTGGTAAGTAAGTTGCAAATACTTTTGCTAATAATTCAAATTCATTTTTAAGTGAAGCATATAATCTTTTATGAATCGCTGACATCACCCTCGATCCGCGCTCCAATAATGCCATCGTCGTACCAACAGCAGCGTTTTGATTACCATCACCCACTTGCATATCTGCGATGGACGCGAAACGTTGACCTGCTTGAACTACAATACCCATCAATTGTAACAGAGTCGCTGATGGTTCTTTAAATGGAAGAGGCATAAATGCATCTCTTAAATTTCCACCAGGTGCATCTACATCTCTAAATTCTCCAGGTTGAATTGGTTGTGCATCATCTCGTACACGAATACCTCGCATTTTAAATCCAGATGGTAAATTAGATAAAGTTCCTGCATCTAGCAATTGTCTTAATGCTTGAGTTGCAGTACGTGATAATCCACCGATCATGTGAATTAAACCAAAGCCATAGAATCCAAGTCCTGGTAAAAATTTAAAGTGTACAAAGTAATTAGTTTTATTTTTTAGCGGATCGTCGGATTTATAATTACGTCTAATAGATAAAACTTCTCTTGATGATTCTTCAATAGTTACAACGTAAGGAAGTTTAATTCCTGTGGGCTCACCAGTTTGAATATCTTTATCTTCAAAACCTTCTATATCTAAATTAACGTGACATTCTAAAAGAGTGTAAATATTATCTTGTCTTTCAATTCTAACACCTTCTATTTCACGTTCTTTTTCTTTTATTGGATCTGATTTAATGGCTGGTTGACCTAGTTCTACATCTTTATAGAAACCACTTACTTGTTGCTTACGTAAATCATTTTCAGAAATTTTTAATACGTGAATAATAGCATCTGCATCTTCTAATGAAGTTGCTGAATAAGGAACGATTAAATCTTCTGCAGGTATAAATTTAGATACCGCTCGTCCAAGAATTGCATCGTAATAAACTTTTTTAAAAGTAGATCCTGATAGAGGTAAGTAAAATAACATCTGATCAAATTCTGGTTCATACTCTTTCATAACAGTCATGATTTGATAGTTCATGAAATCTCTAACTCGTTCTGATTGTTGTTCTTTTTGTGAATCTATTTTACCTACGATTTGAGTTCTAACAGGTCCATCTGCTGGTAATAATTCTTTATAAGCTTGTGATTGAAATTGTGTTACTGATTCTGCTAATACTGGATGAGTTACACCTGATGCATTTCTAAATGGCTCTGTTCGTCTTTCATATTTAAAACCTAATAGTTCAAGACCATTAGTATAGGTTGTTTCCCAATCTTGTCGTGATGATCTATAATCTTTGTATTGTCCTTCTAATTCAGATCCAATCTCTACTAAAATACTTTCATCTAAAAATTCTGAAAGGTTTGCATAATGATCTTCGCCACCTTGTGGAGCTGCAACATTTGGATCAAAAGAAATTTCTGCACCACCATCTTCATCCATTTTAATTTCAACTGGAGAATCTGTTGCTTGTGTTTCTTCTTGAATAGTTTGTTCTATTTCAGTTTGACCTGGAATTTCAATAGTAGTTTTTGTATTGGGTAATGACTTATCAATTTCTGCCATGATTAATTATACCTTCTTCTAAATAATGATTCAACACCTTGTGAGTCAGGACCTTTATCAGGTGCTATCGTTGTTGTCAATCCACCGTCAGACATACTCACTCGTCCGCCGTATGCCATTCTTGTAGGCATAACACGAGCTGAAGCTTCTTGTTGAGATCTTTGAGCACTACTTACTGTAGGAGATAAAAGATTTTGTATTTGATTTGCAAGAGGTTGTGATGCTCCAGTAGTTCTACTCATCATTGTTTGAAATGGATTTTCTGCTAAATAGGCATTAATAAATCCAGGCACTCCAGAACCAGGTTGCATTCTTTGATATGCTTGTATTCCTTCATAAGGAATACTTGAAGCAAAAGCTGCAGCTGGTGCAAGTACACTTGCCGCTGGTTTTAATACAGAAGGTAACTGATCTATATTTCTTTGAACTAAATCAGCTGTTCCAAGTATGTTATATTCAGATTGAGGTAAACCAGCTTCTCTAATTTTATTAAAATAATCCATATGTCCTGGAACATTAAATCCTATGTTTGGTAAATAATCTTGAATTGTTTTTGTAAATGGAATTCCACTTCTTGCAGCAGCATCTGCTTCTGATTGAAATCTTCTTTCACCAATAAATTGATCTACGGGTGAAGGTGGTTGAAATATATTTTGTTGTGGAAATATTTCTGCTTGAGGTTGTGTAAATGCTGTTTGATCTTGCATTGAAACTTGTTGACCAGAGAAAGGATCTATTTTTGGAACTTCATTTGTTGTAGGAAAATTACCTTCTAATTGCATACTAATTTCAGGACCAAATCTATTATATAGATCAGTGTTTGTATAAGGATTATTACCAAAAGTTTGATCTAATATTTCTTTTGTTACAATTTTTTGATTTGGATTACCCGAAGAAAAACCAATAGGATCATAACTTATTGTAGGAAACATTTCTGCTTGTGGTTGTGTAAATGTAGCTTGATCTTGTGCAGAAACAGGTTGACCAGAGAAAGGATCTACTGTTGGAATATTATTTAAATACTCATTTATAGGTGTTCCATTTATAGTTCTTTCAACTAATAAATGGTCTGCTCCCTTTACTCCTTTATCAATATCTATAAAACCTTTTTCTTTATCAAATATTTTTATAATTGGATCTGAATATTCTTTGGTATCCCAATAAGTCCCTTCTCTAATAACTTTTTCAAAATTACCAGTGCTTGGATTATATTCTAAATCTTCATATCTTCTAATTTCTCTTTCTGGTTCAGATGAAAATATATTAGATTGCGTTGTTGCAAACGCTGCTTGATCTTGTGCTGAAACTTGTTGACCAGAGAAAGGATCTACTGTTGGGACTTCATCATAATAATTATCAGGTGGAGAAGGTCCAATTGGTTGAACTGGTGCATTTGGATCAATACCATATGGTTTACCAGTAAAAGGATCTATTGTT